GATTTGAAAGAGAAATAGAGTACGTTAGAAAACAAGAACTTAAACAAATAGAAATATGACACCAACACTCGAAGAAATCAAAAAGAAAATGCAACGGCAATTGGATAAGGGGCAAAACTGCGAAAAGACAAACGACATTTACCGAAAGCTATTGAAAGATGCTAACTACTACCGAAATCAGTTCAAAGTAAAAGATTATAAAAAATAAAATAAATTAATTTTGTATTGAAATAATTATTACCTTTGTTTACATGATTGATAAATTATGTATAAAAGATAAATTTTGGCGCATTGTCGCTTATAGAATTTGCAAAGACAAGTTCAAAGCCGATGATATAGTACAGGAAATGTATTTAAAGTTATACGATTGCGAAAAGGAAATAAACGATTTTTATGTAATCATTACAATGCGAAATATATTTTTGCAGGATATAAAAAAAGAAAAACTTTTAGTATCGATTGAAAATTATAATTTTAGCAATCCACAAACATTTGAAATTGACGACGCAGAAAGCGATTTGATAAAATCTTTAAAGTGGTATGAAAAGGAATTAATCGAGATGAGTTATGATAAATCACTTAGAGAAATACAAAGAGAATTAAATATAAACTATCAATTTGTTAATAGGATATTACAGAAATCAAAAATTAAATTATGCCAAGAACAAAAAAAGTACAATCGCAAGGATTTGGAGATACGTTAGAAAAAGTCTTTGAAGCAACAGGAGTAAAAAAGTTAGTCGAAATCTTTGTTGATGGTAAAGATTGCGGATGTGAACAACGCAAAGAAAAGCTAAATGAACTACTGCCATATCGATTTAAGGCACGATGTTTGACAGAAGAAGAATACAACGAGTATAAAGATTATCGAGAAGTAAGAACGCTTAAAATGAGTTATGAGCAATTACTTTATATTTGCAAATTATACGCCTCAGTATTTGGCAGACAAGTTTGGATTCCTGAGTGTCCTGAGTGCAACAAAAAAACAATTATAGGAATGATTGATAAATTAGATAAAGTATTTGAGAGTTATGAAAACTGAAACCAAAACAATCGAGGAAGCATTTGAGAATGCATTAAAAGTAGCAAAAAAAATAAATCTAAATATCAGTTTTAATTTTAACGGGATTGAATGTGGTTGTGCCTCGTGGGGAACTACCGAAAAAGGAGTAGAAAACTATTATAAATCTTTAGAAAAAGGATTAAAATACACTTACAATATATGAAAACTAAATTACTATTAACACTACTTGCATTTGTTCTCATTTCGGGAACTTGCGAGAATGATGAGCCGATTGTAAACGATTGTGATTGTCAGATTACTTACTATCTTTACACTCCTGATGTAGGAAGTCCGAGCGGTCAATATGTACCACAATTTACAGAAACTATTGACTTTGATTGTATCAATCAAGATTACGGATATTATTATCAAGTTAGTAACGTGAATTATAACTATGCTAAAGTTGAGTGTGAGTGATGATTATAGAAAAAATAAACAACGTTAAACTGAACCCAAACAACCCTCGTTTAATTAAAGACGATAAGTTTAAAAAGTTAGTGCAGTCTATTAAAGACTTTCCAGAAATGCTCAATATCAGACCAATAGTAGTTAATCAAGATATGGTTATACTCGGTGGTAATATGCGATACAAAGCCTGTAAAGAAGCAGGATTAAAAGAAATCCCTATTATTATAACAGACCTTTCAGAAGATAAACAAAGGGAGTTTTTAATTAAAGACAATACAAGCGGTGGAGAATGGGATTGGGAAGTATTAGCGAATGAATGGGATAATGAGCAGTTGGAAGCGTGGGGATTGGATTTGCCAGGTTTTGATATTGATGCAGATGAGTTAGGCGATGATTTTAGTTTGCCAGATGGAGATAAAGCACCGTTTCAACAAATGACTTTTACATTAGCAGATGAACAGGCGGAGCAAATAAAAAACGCAATAGCAGATATTAAAGCAACAGAGGAATACAAATACGCTGAAACAATGGGCAATGAAAACTCAAATGGGAACGCACTTTATTTAATTATTATGCAATGGGCAGAGCAAAGGAAATAATCGTTAAGGTAATACCAAGTAAGATTGCTAATGAGTTTGTAAAAAAACATCATTATAGTGGAAAGTATTGCAGAACATCAACTTTACATTTTGGTTGCTTCTTAGATGATAAATTGCACGGAGTTATGAGTTTCGGAAACCCAATTAATAAAAGTAAAGTTTTAGGATTGGTAAAAAATACTAATTGGAATGAAATGCTTGAACTTAACAGAATGGCTTTTGATGATTATTTACCTAAATATTCAGAGAGCCGATGTTTAAGTATTGCATTTAAATTAATCAAAAAAAATGCACCACAAATAAAATGGATTTTAAGTTTTTCAGATGGCTGTCAGAGTGGTGATGGCACAATTTATAGGGCTACTGGCTTTTATTTAACTCAAATAAATGTAAATAAGTCAATATGGGAAATGCCAAACGGGGATAAGGTGGCAAGTTTAGTGTTTGGTTTAAAGTATGGCGATGATATAACGGCAAAAACAAATCCAAACGGAAGGTACGGTAAAAAGGTAAATGAAAGTGTGGGTGATTTTTTTAAAAGAGTAGGCGCAACTCCACTTAAAGGCTTCCAACTCCGCTACATTTACCTAATAGACAAAACATGTAAGATTACCGTTCCAATTTTACCATTTAGCAAAATAGATGAAATGGGAGCAGGTATGTATAAAGGCGAAAAAATAACAATGGAACAAAGAAAAGTATTATCTTTGTAAAAATATATATGCGTGGGTAGCTTAAATAAAAAGCGTTAAGCATTCCAGCTTAAAGATGAGGTTTACAACCATCTCCACGCTCAAAAACATTACAACTATTAAAAAATTATAGTATGTTTAAAATCACAATCACCCAGTTAAATAACAAAGGCATTGAAAAAATTATTGATGTTAAACTTTGCGAAACCAGAGACGAAGCTGAACAGTTTATAAAAGATTGTAAAGCATTGCCGAAAGAATACAAACCAACAACAAAAGCACCTGATTGTTTTTATGAATTAAGTCATAGTTAAAATAATGGCATACGATAAACAAAAGATATTCGAACAAGCAAAGGAAAAGATAGTTAATCATAAACTATTTTTTATTGAGGACATAGTTGCTTTTTTGCCTTGTGCAAAACCTACTTTTTACGACTTTTTTCCACCTGATTCTAACGAACTGAACGAACTAAAAGAACTTCTTGAAACAAATAGAACTGAATTAAAGGTTTCAATGCGTTCTAAATGGTACAAATCTAATGCTCCTGCTTTACAAATGGCATTAATGAAATTAATAGCAACACCTGAGGAGTTAAAAAAATTATCAATGCAGTTTATTGAAAGTGAAAACACTAATAAAAATATTGATATAAAAGAAATATTTAAGTTTGATAACGATAAAAAGCAAGTTTAGAGCATTAGGAAGCAATAGTAGATACTTTATTGTTTCAGGTGGTAGAGGTTCAGGGAAATCATATTCCGTTAACCTCTTTTTGCTTTTGCTTACGTATGAAACAGGACACGTTATATTATTTACTCGTTATACTTTAACATCAGCAAACGTGTCAATTATTCCTGAGTTTATAGATAAGATTGAAACCGCAAAACTTCACAATGATTTTTATATTACAAAAGACGAAATCATAAATAAAACAACAGGGAGCAAAATACTATTCAAAGGGATTAAAACATCAAGCGGAACGCAAACCGCTAACCTAAAATCGTTGGCAGGAGTAACAACGTGGGTACTTGATGAAGCTGAGGAATTAGTAGATGAAGATATATTTGATAAGATTGATTTATCTATTAGACATCAGACAAAACAAAACCGAATTATATTAATTCTTAATCCAGCTACAAAAGAACATTTTATTTATAATCGTTTTTTTGAGAGCAAAGGAATAGAGGCAGGAACTAACGTAGTTGCAAATGATACTACCTACATTCATACAACTTACTTAGACAATAAAGAAAACCTTTCAGAGAGTTTTATAAATCAAATAGAACGAATAAAAGAAAACAACCCTGTAAAATATAAGCACGTTATTTTAGGCGGATGGCTTGACAAAGCAGAGGGAGTTGTATTTACAAATTGGAGATTTGGAGAGTTTAATCCTGATAACTTACAGACTTCATTCGGTCAGGATTACGGGTACTCAATCGACCCTACAACATTGACTGAGGTCGCAATAGATAAAAAGCAAAAGAAAATCTACGTTAAAGAATGTTATTATAGAACTAAGTTAACTACAACCGAAATATTTGAACTCAATAAATTACACGCTGACAGAAAATTAATTATTGGAGATAATGCAGAGGGTCGTTTAATTGATGAGTTACGATATAAAGGAAATAACGTTGTGCGATGCGACAAACCACCTATTGAGTTTGGAGTTAGTATAATGCAGGATTATGAGATTATCGTTGAACAGAATAGCCACAACATAGCTAAGGAACTAAACAACTACGTTTACTTAGATAAAGGCAGTAAGTTATACGTTGATAATTGGAATCACTCAATCGATGGCATAAGATACAATGTAGTTTATCACTTAGGCTCAAACTTTAAAATTGACATTCGTTAGTAACAAAATCGCATTATTTTAATTATACTTATATGAAAGTAATACTTCCTGAGAATAGCGCAGACATTACACTATACCAATATCAAAGATATGTTGATTTATTGGGGCGTACTGATTTAGATGCATATCAGTTTGAGCAGAGAAAGATACAAATCTTTACAGGATTAAAACCCGATGCGAATATTTCACAAACTGACCGTGTGGGAATGTTGCAACAAATTGAAACCGCTATCAATACTCCTGCCGAGTTTATAAATACGTTTGAAATGTGCGAAATAGAATTTGGTTTTATTCCAAACTTTGATAAGATTACAGGCGGAGAATATTTTGATTTATGTAAATACACAGGCGATGTAGAAAGCCTACATAATTTGATGGCTATTTTATTCAGGCCGATTACTAAAAAAGACGCGTTTAACAATTACACAATAGCTGAATATAAAGGAACAAGCGAATGGGCAGAGGCTATGAAGTTAACACCTATGAACGTGGTTAACGGGGCGTTGTTTTTTTTTCTGAATTTGTCAACAGAGTTAACGAATTATATCCTGAACTCAAAGGAAGCGGAACAAGTGAGGGAGCAAGAGCGGAACGATTTTTTAGTAAATGGGGATGGTATGCAACCATTGACAAATTAGCTAAGGGTAGACTTTGGAAGCACGAAACAATATTAAAATTAAATGTACACGAAATACTTTTAAATCTTTGCTACAAATCAGATGAGGCAGAGTTAAAGATTGAATTAATGAAACCTAAAAAAGATAATCAAATAGATTTATAATGAACCAATACACCGAACTACTTTACTATATTAAATCTTTGGCCGATGCTGATGAATTGGTTAACACAGTATCGAAAGGCGATTTTGAAAAGTTAGACTTAGCAAAGCAAAATATATTTCCTTTGGTGCATATTAATATTACTGATGCAGGTTTTACAAATGGAAGTGTTGTTCAGTTTGGTATTCAGATAGGAGCGTTTGACATTCGAGATATAAACAAAGAAGTTGAAACGGATAAATTTTGGGAGCAGGATAACGAAGTAGACAATCATAATACAACCTTAGCAATTTTAAATCGTATGTGGCTCAGAATGTTTACCGACTTTGAGAAAGTTAATATCACATCGAGCGAAAACCCGACATTGGAAATACAATCATTTGAACGGCATAATCTTTTAGATGGATGGATTATGAGTTTTATAGTAGAAGTACCAAACACAACAATTAACCTTTGTGAATGAAGTTAAAAGATACCTGACCGATTTTGGTAAGTATGTAGTTCAACAATCTAAAACCAATTTAACAAAGAAAGGTAAAAAAGATACAGGACAACTATATAACTCAATCGGTTATGAATTACAGGTGTCAAAAAATAGTTTTAGGTTATCATTTAAAATGGCCGATTACGGCAAGTTTATAGATGAGGGTGTAAAAGGAGTTTCAAGTAGTTCAAGAGCGCCGAATAGTCCGTTTAAATTTGGTTCAGGTTCAGGAATAAAAGGAGGTTTAACAAGTGGGATTGATGGATGGGTAAAGCGAAAACGAATACAATTTAAAAACAGAGGTAACGGCAAGTTTATGAGTTACGACCAAACGGCTTTTTTAATTCGCAATAGCATTTGGAATAAAGGTATAAGGTCAACAGACTTTTTTAAACGTCCTTTTGAATTAGCATTTAAACGATTACCTGATGAAGTTGCAGAGGCGTACGGATTAGAAGTAGAACAATTTTTAAAAGATACATTGAATGATTAAATCATTATCACCATATTACTTAGAAGTACCACTAATTGCCCCGATTAGTTTGGAAGTGTGTACGTCTTTTACATTACAAATATTTGTATGGGATGGATTAAAAAACGTGCCACCTGCCGAGCCTATTTATGAAATCACAAAAGACAATCCAACGGCATCAAATGAAAGTGAAAGTGTAAACATCGCTTTACTAATTAACGACTATATTGATTTTGTACCGAGTTTTTCAAACCTTACCGAGTTGGCTGATGGTATAAATCAAAGATGGGTAAGAACGCAGGTGTTATACACAACATCAGAGCCTGAGGACTACGTTCCAGCTTATCAACAAACGTTTTTAATGACACAAGGCTATGGATACGGATTAGAGGGAGCAAATACTCAACTACCTGCAAATAATATTTTATTACAGGGAACTGAATTTAAAGTTAGTCGCACAGGTAAGTTTGTATTTCCTTTTTTAATACAGGAATCAATAGTTGAGGGATTTGCAACTATTACAGAAGTTGACCCTGCTGATGGTTGTATTTACTTTGAATTTAACGATGCTTATCCTGAGAGCGGTGTAGCAATTGAAACAAGTACAAACGAGGGCGCAACGTGGACTTATAGCGTAGGTTCAAATACTTCGCCTCGTGGTTGTGGTTCTCCTATTTTAGTTAGTACGTGGTACAGATTAAAAGGTATTGGAGCAACTGAGCAGTATAGTAATATTTACATTTTAACGATAGTATAATGGCAATAACAATAATCTCATATCCCGATAATAATATAAACGAAAGTATAGCAGAACCTACTTCTTTGGATAGTGCCGAGATGGTTCAAAATTTATGGATTGATGTAGCTGATGCAGGGACAGACGAATATATTGAAATCGTTTTTGAGGGCGTTACAACGACTTTATTAATTACAGATGAGTGTAGATATACTCCGTATGATATTGCGTTTAAAAACAAAGATGGAGCGTTGCAGATAGTAACAATGTTTAAAGCACGAAAAGAGGAATTGTCAGTTACAAAAGAAGAGTTTGAAAGCGACAGAGGGCAACCAATAAACGGAAATCATCAATTTGTTAAATTCAACGTACAAGGGCGTGAGAAGTTTAAAATTAATTCAGGTTTTGTAAAAGAGGCAATGAATGAAACATTTAAACAATTATTACTTAGTGAGAGTTGTTGGCATTTATTAAATGGAAATTACATTCCTTTAAATGTTTCGAGTAGTTCACTACAATACAAAACACGAGCAGAGGACAGATTGATTAACTACGAATTGGAGTTTGATTATGCCTATAACGAGATTAACAATATATGATAACTAACGTTTATATAGAGAACTCAAAGTTAGATTTGTTTAAAGATGAGCCAATAGAGGTTAATAGTTCTATTGCAAACATTGACGATATTACAAAAAACTCAACTGATTACTCAAAAAGTTTTACCGTACCTGCAACCCGTAACAATAATATTATTTTTAAGCATTACTACGATGCCACAATAGATAACACTTTTGATGCGAGGATAAAAGTAAACGGGCGTATTGAATTAGGCGGAATACCTTTTAAATTCGGTAAATGGAAATTGCAAAAGGTAAACGTAAAACAAAACAAACCATCGAGTTACACTATTAACTTTACAGGTAATTTAGTTAGTTTAAAAGACAAATTTAGAGATGACGAGTTGTCAAGTTTAGACTTGTCAGCATTTGACCACGAATTTAACTCAGACAATGTAAGGGATGGTTTAACAGGTTCGTTATTTAGTGGAAATATCATTTACAATTTATTTAGCAAAAAGCAACTATACTATAAATCAGATGCAACCGATAACGTAAATACTCCGACCTTAGCAAATATTGCGTGGGGTGGTGGTGCAAATGTAGGCGTTAATTATTTCAATCTTAAACCCAGTATAAAGATTAACAATATCATTGAGGCAATTCAAACAAAGTACAACATTACTTTTAGTAATGACTTTTTTAACCGTTCCGAGTTTGCTGATATGTATATGTGGCTAAATGCAAGTGCAGAAGAAAACACACAACCGAATGAGAGTTTAATTAATTTCACAACAGGCGATGCTGATGATGTAGGTTTTAATTTTACTACCGACACGTGGACAAATACGCAAAACGCAGGATTAACAAATAATTACAGATATAAGATTTTAGTAAATTCTTATAGTGGTTCAGTACCTTTTAAAATTGTAGTTAAAAATTTTGGTGTACAGGTTGCGGAGTTTGAGGGAGCAGGGACATTAGAAACAGAATTTATACAGATACCTTTAGATGGTGGTGTTGATACTCCTTTTAGTTATACCTTTCATATGGTTAGTAGCTTTTCAATTAGTTACGCGTGTAGTTTAGCGATTAGATATTTTAATGTAACAACGATTACTAAAACCGCATTAACTCCATTAATAGACTATGATTATATTTTTGAGCCGTCAAATAATATGCCTAAAATAAAAGTAATTGATTTTGTTAAGGGATTGTTTTCAATGTTTAAATTAGTAGTTATTGCAGACCAATACGATAACGTGTATGTAAATACTTTAAATGACTATTACGCTCAGGGTAAATTGTATGACCTAACGAAATATATTGACTTTTCGAGTTACGATGTTGAGCGTGGTGATATTTTAAATACAATTAACTTTAAATTTCA